GGTATCAAGTACGTCACCGGTGTCGAGCTGCTGTCGCCATGGTTCACCAACACCACTGACCCGGAACGGATGATCGTTCCTATCACGTTGGAGTTGCTGTCGGTGGAGCTGCGTGCCATTGTGCATTACAGCGATGGCACCTCGTCTAAACCGATGCCGGTGAACGGAACCAAGTTCAACCTGTACGGGCTGGAGGAGTACCGTCCAAGCTGGCCGGGTCAAGTGGGTGAACTGGTACTGACCTACAAGCTGGCTAAGGATGAGCGGCACCAGATTGCCAAGCCAGGCAGTCCGAATCACGAAACCCGGATCTACACGATCCAGGCGGGTGACCCAAAAGGTGCCTACGCGCCTCGACTTTACACGTACCCGCAGTGGAACGCATCCATTAACGGGTACGAGCTCAAGCATTACCTGTTTGATCTTGACCGCAAAACACGGATCGATGTCACCTCGATGGTCACGTTGAACGATCAGAGCCCAGCCTTCAGTCCAACGACCTACGGCACCACCCAGGCACTGATCCACAACCTGAACCTGCGCGATGTGTCAAAGACCTACGAGAGCGTGACGTTCATCCAACACACTGGCATCACTCTGTACAAAGATGTGAATGGGCCGGGCAAGCGTTGGGACGTCAGCTACTCCAAGGACATGCCGTTCTTCGGCGGTAAAGTGGTGAAGGTCAAGAACAGCGGGACCAAGACCACCTTTAACTTGAGCAACGGGTTTGCTTCAAGTGACCAGGCGGGTTGGCTCAAGGACCTTTATCGTGCGATTTCGCCTGTCTACGATTCACGCAATGAAGACAAGGCGCCAGACCCAACCCACTTCGATCTGATGAACGATGCGGGTCAGAAATGGCGATTCCCTCTGGTCAACTGGAACACCGACAATGTGATCGGCATCGAGTTGGGCAAGGGGAAGACCTGGTATATCAGCTGGGTGAACCGTAGTAACAGCGGTGTGGAACTTCAGTTGGGCCTCACCGGCGTGGTTGTTGAGCTTGTTTGATGTTATGTCCTTACCCAGGAGAGAGTTTATGACTTCTGTCATCAAAGTTGATGCTCATTGTTCGGCTGAAAAGGAAGTGGTTGTCAAGGTGTTTGACGCCATCTCCCAAGAAGTGAAGGAAGAAGTGGTATTGCAAGACGGCCAGACGGTTGAAAAGCATGTCTACGACAACCTGATCGTTACTGCCACCGAGCGTCTGCGTGTGGAAACCGACACCGACGAAAGTCAGGAAGGCGACGCACAGGAAGCACCGGAAGGTGGCGATTCGGGCGAGGAAGATCCTTCCAACGCTCGCACTGCGATGAAGCAACTCCACGCTGAGCGTGAGAAGCCCGTCGAGCCGCAGCAAAAGTAACAATCGAAGGTAAAGGTCCGGGTCCTTCGGGGCCCGCTCTGTCCATAAGGCGTTTCCAACCAGAAGAGGTTGAATCATGAGCGAACAAAACGGCAACACCGAAAGCACTGCCGAACAAACCGTACGGGCTGGCGACCATGGTGACCCTGTTGTCACCGACCAAACTGATGTGCTCAAAAACGGTGGTCAGGACACTGACCCTCGCGCACGTGATCAGGCATTGGGTCGTCGTCAACCTGCGGGCCATCAACCAGTAGGTGAGCCTGCTGGCGAGCATCTGAACGACAGCCACTCCACTTTGGTCGAAGACCAGAAGAATGGCCTGGCGCGCACGACTGCTCCGATGAACCCGGGTGAGCTCAGTGGTGACCGTGACTTCGGCAAGACTCAAGCAGGTCATCTCCAGAACCGTAATGGTGACTGGCAGCACCCTGCTCATGCCGGTCAGGCGACCATGTTGAATAACGGCGCCGAGGCGGGTTTCCGCCTGCAGCAGCACATCCGTGATCGTGATACTGTGATTCGTTGCGAGCGTGAAGGCATCGCAGTCCCACAGGACGTCAAAGATCGCCTGGATGCATACGACCCGCTCACTCCGGGGGACGTAGCTGGTGTGGACAGCGCAGGTAACCAGGACGTTGATCCTGTTACTCGCAACGTCCCGACCGATTTCCACATGTCCGATGAGGAACGTGAACGTCGGCGTGGTGAGATCCGTGATGAGGAAGTACGCCGCGAACAAGCGTCGCGCGAGCTGGCTCAGCACAACGACAAGGTTCACACGAACCAAGTCGAGTAAGGTTAGAAAGCAACAAGCAGCCTGGGGGTAACACCCCGGGCTGTGCTTACCTTTATTTTTTGTATTTCAATATTTTTAACAAGGGGGTCACTCATGTCTGAAGTGATTAATGCAAAGCTTGAGTTTGCGAAAAGGCTTGTAAACCACCTGGGGGCCCAGAACCTACCCACGGTGCTGATTGACGATAAGCGTTTGCGGGTAGACTCTGAAGCCCGTACTGAAGATGAGTTGTTGCTGGCTCATTTGGATGAAGACAGTTTGCACAGCATCAAGACCGTGCGTTTTCTCAAAGACTTCTACAACTACAAGGCCGCCCCTGACCTTAAGACCGGTAACACCACCTTTTTGCGTACGGCTGAATTGTTCCGGCAACAGGGGATCAAAAACTACTACTTCATCTTGCAGCTCAACAACCGGATGCTGCAAGGGGTCAACCCTCATGCCGATGATTTGACCAACGAGCAGATGCTCATGATTGCCGAGGAGTGCCGGTCCAACTTCTGGTACTTCCTGCGTGAAGTGTGCATGCTCAAACCCGATCAACCGTTCATGGCTAACCGGGGTAACATCAGCTTCATCTGGAACTACCTGAACCACATCACCACCTACATGATCATGCCCCGTCAGCAGGGCAAGATGCAACCCGACCACACCCTGGTGCGGGTGCAAGGTGATGAATTGCGTAACCAGGTGTTCAAGGACCGCTGGAAACGTATCGGTGATGTGCGTACTGGTGATGTGCTGATTTCCCCCAACGGCAAAACCACCAACGTCATTGGCGTTCACCCTCAAGGTAAGTTGCGTACCTACGCGCTGACCTTCAGCGATGGGCGGGTGACTGAGGCTGGTGCTGAGCATTTGTGGACTTTGAAGGACTTCTCCCGGGGTACTGCGTCGCGTCGCGGCATCTGGGACGACTACACCACCGCTGATCTGATTGCAGCCATGGCCAAAGGGCACGCGTTTGAAGCCCCGTTGGTAAAGGCTGAAAAAGGTAAACCTCAGAAGTTTACCCTGGATCCCTACCTCATGGGGTGGATGGTCAATGCCACGCTTA